GGATCTTCACGACCTGGCAGAACTTCACCTCAAAGTGGAAGTCGGGCAGGCACGGGCAGACCACATCCGGCGAGTCGCCAAGGCCGCTGAACTGCTGCCCGCGGCGGATACCGGAGGCGCCGAAGGCTTCGCGCAACTCGTCGCGCCACATGCGCTCTCCGCGGGCGCCTTTGGCTCGGCTATTCATTGATGACCTCCATGAGCTTGTGCGGCACCGGAAACAGATCGGCCGCCTTTTCCTCGCCCCACGGCACGTCCGGCTCGTCTGTGAAGCGGTCGCTGACGCTATCGAAGCGGGTATACGGCGGATGCCATTCCAGCGGGATCATGCCGGTGCGACCGGCGCGGTGTTTGGCCAACGTCCACTCAGTGGTCTGCGCTTCCTGCGGGTCGGTGCCGCTGTCATAGTAGCCGGGGCGGTAGAGGAGGCTGACGATGTCGGCGTCCGCCTCGATCTGCCCGCTGTCGCGCAGGTCGGCCATCTTCGGGCGATTGTCGCCGCGCGATTCCGCCTGCCGGTTGAGCTGGGCTGCGGCCATCACTGGAATTTTCAGCTCCATGGCCATGGCTTTGAGGCCGCGACTGACGAAGCCGACCTCGTTCTCGCGGGATTGCGCGTTTTTCGCGCTGAGAAGCTGCAGGTAATCGACCAGGATGAGCTTTACGCCGTGTTTTTTGACGGCGCGGCGCGCCCGGGCGCGGACATCCATGATGCTGAGACCGCCTTCGTCGTCGATAAAGAGCGGCTGGCCGGCGAGGCGCAGGTGTTCATGCTCAAGACGGCGCATTTCCGGTGCGTCGATGTCGCCGAGCTTCAACCGGGCGCTGTCAAACGAGCAGCGGGCGCAGACGATGCGCTGGATCAGCTCCAAACGGAGCATTTCGAGCGAAAAAAGCAGCACCGGCACGCCGCGGTTGACGAGTTTGTCGGCGATATTGACGAGCAGCGCGCTCTTACCCATGGCGGGACGGCCGGCAATGAGCATGAATTGCCCTTCGCGCAGTCCGCCGGTCCACAGATCGAAGGTGCGGTAGCCGGTGACGAGGCCGCGGGGCTTGCCTTTGTGCTCTACGGCGCGCTGCAGCTCGGCTAGAGCGTCGGACATCATCGCGCTGGTCGGCGTGATGCTGTCGTTTTTGCCGGCAAGATCGATGTCGAGGACAGACGCTCCGGCCACGGCGAGGGCTTCGTCGGCGTCTTGGGTGGTGTCCATTGCGGCGGCCTTCATGCGGTCGGCGGCGGCGATGATTTTGCGGCGGGCGGCGTAGTCGCGGAGGATGCCGAGCTGGTAGTCGATGTTGCGGGTCAGCGCGGCGCCGATCATCTCGGTGACAGCGCCGGGGCCGCCGACCTTCACCAGCTCCTTGCGCGCTTCGAGCAGGCGAGTGACCTGGATGAGGTCCGGCGTGCCGCCGTCCACGACAATCTCGCTGATGGCCGCGAAGACGGTCTTGTGGTCAGGACGGAAAAAGTATTCGTCGGTCAGCTCGGGCAACTCGCCGAGGAGATCGCCGTGGTTCATCAATGCCCCGAGCACATAGGCTTCGGTCTTGGGGTCGTGTGGTGTGATCATGTTAGGCGGCGCCTCCGTCGTCATTGCCCTCGATAATCACTATGACAATGATCGTTGCCAGAATAACGAACAGGTAAGTGAGCAGCAGCGCGTTCATTTTCCGCTTTCCTCCGGGCGAGACGCGCGCGACGGCGCTCCCAGCGGTCGCAAGCTGCATCGACGAGGCGAAATGTTTCTTCGAGCCATGGTGTGATGTGGTGTTCGGGCGGCGGTGGTGGTTGGTGCTCAGTAGCCATGACGTGGGACTGCTTTCTGTCGTGGCGTGATCTGTAGGCATATGTTGGCAAATGTTGGCATGGGAATCAAGGGTTTTTTGGGAGGATGGGCCATTTTTTTAGGTGGCCGAAATCGCGCGGCTCGCTGACGGAAGTGACCTTGCCGCAGACGCCGCAGGTGTCCTCATGCCAGGTCGAAACGTGGCCCTTGGGCATGCCGCGGCCGTGGGTCTCGCCGCAGGGGCGGCTGATCCAAGCGGGGTAGGGCGGCGAGAAGATGTCCTCGTAGTTGCGCCGGTAGCGGTCGCCGTTGACCGGCCGCGGGGCGTCACCTTTGCCGGCCATTAGCGTTCCCTCCCGTCGAGGCCGCATTCTTTCCAAAACTCCTTGCGGTAATACTCCTCGGTGTCCCGCATGGCTTGCATGGCGGCGTCGTCCCGCACGATGCGGTCCAAGTCCCAGCTCATCGGCAGGTGCTTGACCCGGGCGCGGGCCTCAAGGCGCACCTCCCGCGGAACCCGCTTGATCTTGCTGGGTACGCACAGATCAAGCAGGAACCGGCGGACGGCAGCCAGGGCGTTGGCCTGCTCAAGGTTGGTGCTCATAGCGGCTGGGCAACCTCAAGCAGCGCCTCATGCTTTTCGTTGGAGACTTCATCAGACAGCGCAGCGCACCGCTCAAGGACGCGCTTGAGCCGATTGACGCGCCGAATCAGCTCACGGTTCTCGCGCTGAAGATCGACGATTTCGGTAGTGTGCCGGCGGTCTTCGTTGCGGTAAAACTCCAGCTCCGCAGAGGAGCCGAAATCGTTGCCGAAGCCGACTTCGCCGACAACCAGGTCTGGGCACATCATCGTGCTCACGCTGCGGCCCTCCGTTGCTGCCCAATAGCCATGCGACCGAAGAGCCATTCCGAGCGGCGGAACCCGGGGTTGTACAGTCCGCGCTTGGCAAGGAATCTGTCGCACGCCTTCTGCATGAGCATGTGGTTGATCTGCGGCAGTCCGGGCACGCCGCGCTCGACCTCGGTGACGCATCCGTTTTTGAACTTCATTTGTTGTCCTCCAGCTTCATGGCGAGTTGAGCGACCAGTGCGCGCAGGACCATGATGGTGCTGATGGCTTCGTCGGCGATCTGCTCGAGGTATTCGATGTTGACGTTGAGGTTGCTGGTTTTCGGCTTAACGGCAGCCGCCTTCTTTTTGGTGCTTTTGGCGGGTTTCATAAATATCTACGGAGTATCAAGGATGGGGTGGGACAACAGCTGTCCCAGACCCAGAATTTGTTAGCGATTCCGCAACATCGTTCAGCAGTTCCCAGTTGCCGGGTTTCCGGTGCTTGTTTGGGTCATAGCGGACGCTGACGCGGTTGCTGATGTCGTCGAAGGTCCAGAAAACGAATTGGTTGAGGTCGGGCAGGTAGGCGGCCAGAACGTCAAAGTCGTGGACTTGATAGGGGCGGGCCTTCTGGCCTCCGGTGGCGCGCTTGACCGAGACATGGTAGGCGCCACGGTCGATGGTGGCGGTCTTTACCTGGATGGCGATTGGGCGGACGTTGGCGCGGGTAAGCATCACGTCGGCCGTCTGGGCGTGGCCGAAGGGCGTAAAGATTTCCCAGTCGTGGACCATCGCGCCGGCGATGAAGAGCGTCTCGGAGATTTCGCCCTTGCGGCAGGCCGAGAGGGTGGCGCCGCCGGTGATCGGCGCAGAGATTCCTTCTTCGAGGGCGAATAGGTTGCTCACGCCTTGATCCCTCCCACGCGCGCCTCAATGCGCGCATAGTAGTCATCGGCGGCCGACCGGCGGACCACCTGCGGGGTCGGCTCGGTGAGCGGCGCCTCGACCTTGGACAGCCAATTGATGAACCGGCGGCGGCTGACCGCGCCGACACCCTTGTTGCGGCACCACGTCCGACAGCGGCCGTATTCTTCGGCGATCTTGGCGTGGGCGAACTCGGGAAGCTCGGAAAGGTGGCGAAACCAAGCCTGATCGTCCAAGTCGGGGCGCAGGGTAGGGTGCGGCGCTTTGGGGCGAGATTTCCGTTTTTTGGGGGCGGAATTAGGGGGAGCGGAAGATGAAGGGAGCGAAGGCTGCGAAGCAGCCGGAGCGACCGCACTGTCAGCGTTCTTTATGTTACTTATAGTTGGGGTCTCATCCTGACACCACTTGGGTCTCATTCTGACACTACTTGGGTCTCTTTCTGAGACCGGTCTCATCGTGAGACCCATCTCCTCGGACACACCCGGAATGATCCAAATGCTGGCCTCCGAGCCGTTGCCGGCGATCTTCCGGTGGCCCTTCTCAACCATCACCAGTTGGCCAGCCTTCTGCAGCCGGCGAAGACAACGAGCAACCGTGGCCCGAGCCAGCCGTGTCTTCTCGCACAGCTTGCCCCAGGAACCGAAGCAGTTGCCCATCTCATCGGCGAAATCTGCCAAGGCCAAAAGGACAAGCCGGTCGGCTCCTTCCGCGGGCGACTTCGTCCAGACGTAGTTGGTGGCGGCTACGCTCATTTGCGGCGGATCAGTCGGCTCTTCTTGCACTCGTCGCTGCTCTCAAAGATCAGCCGGCCCTCCACATCCGCCATCCCTGACCAGCGCGCCTTGATGCGGTCGTAGGGCGGATTGACCGGCTGCCAGCTCGCGGCGTCCTTCACATAGCACACC